CGGTGCCTGGATTTGTAATATTATTACTATTACAATCAAGGTTTACTTTTAATCTGCCTGCTTGATCAAATGTTCCATCAGCAAAAGTATTAGGGTAATCAGTGGAACTATCAAGTATACCAGAAAGATTTCTAGTAGATGTTTCTAGATCTGTACTAGGAAAGTTAGTAGATCCATCAAGTATACTAGAAAGATTTCTAGTGGACACTTCAAGACTAGTGACTAAAGTATTTGGGTAGTTTGTAGATCCATCAAGAATAGCAGAGAGGTTTCTTGTTGATACTTCTAAGCTTGTAACTAAAGTATTAGGAAAGTTTGTAGAACCATCAAGTATACCAGAAAGATTTCTAGTAGATACCTCAAGACTGTCTACAACACTGCAAACACCAACAGTTGAGGTTTGTGAATTTCCTGAAAAATCTTTAAACCCTACTGATACTTCTGTAATATTAGCAAGAAGACCAGCGTCAATACCACCCCCAGCACCCCAAGTTCCTGAGTTGGCATAGACAGTGCTTGAAACAGCTATGGCTTCATCCAAAGCACTAGTGGCTGTGTTTAAAGCAGTAGTAGCGTTAGTTCCCGCATTTCTAATGTCAGCATTAAGCCTTTCATTAGCAATGGTGTCAGTGCCCTCAAGACGCCGCATACCCCGTGGCTGCCCGTCTTCACCGACATCAACTACTAAAATACCTGTTTCATTTTGTGCCATTAGACACCTCTATCATATTGATCTAATCGAATTGTATTTAGAGGAAGCAAATTACCATAAGTTATCATTAATTGATACTCAGCTATTTCAGATAATATTTGAAGTTTAGCTCCGTTAGCAACTTGCCCATTAGAACCATGCCACTCAGCGGGCGTAGCTGGAGAGAATTTTCCTATGACGCCTATACCCAAAATACCACTACCAGCTAAAGCTCCATCATTTTGAAGAGCAGACACTGCATTTAAAACCATATTTCCTTCTCTAGATAACCCAGAAAGTTCTAAAACTACGGATTGAGCTTGGGCAGCGTTAGCTGTGCCTGCTACTTCAAGTTTACAATAATTACAATCAATTATATTACCAGCAGTATCAGTAAAAGGAATTTCTACAATTTTAGGCACGTTTGCTGTTAAAGTTCCTGAAACACCCAAAACATATGTTCTTTGTCCTGTTACTAAATCCATCACTCATCCTCCTTTTCTGTATCATCTATTCCTAATTCGGCTGCGATATCTGCGACCATGTTTTCTAGATCGGCTATATCGTTAACGACATCATCTTGAGCTTGTGGTTCTGGCGCTTGTTCTGGTGTCTCTTCAGGAGCAGCTTCTGGAGCCTCTTTGGGAGCGGCTTCAGGTGCTGGCTCTTCTGCGGGGGGCTCAGGCGTGGTGTCTTCAGGAGCGGCAGGGGGAGCTTCTTCTTCAGGCGCTAAGTTTTCATCACTAGGATATTGTTGATCTTGAACTTTCTGCTTAAGAGTCATTACAAGATCTTGAATATCTATTAAATCTTTGCTTACTCTTTTAAAGTTTACTTTAGGTATATCTGAAGTTTCAGCTTCTTCCAGAACGCAGTCGTATCCCACGGAAAGGAACATTTCTATAAGAAAATCATTTACATCAATGCATTCTACACCAGATTTGCTCTTAAGGCAAAGAGCCATTTCAGAGAGAACTCCTTTAAGAACTGAACCTTTAGGAGATAGTCTTGAAAGCGCCTCAAAGATAACAACCTGGGTGTTGGCGAGGCTTTTGAAAGATGCAGGATTTTGTAGATTTTGAATATTTACACCATACTTTTCGTTAATGGTTTCGATAAAGACTTCTTTAACGTCTTTCTTAAATTCAAAAATCTTAGAAGCATAGCTCTGAATATCTTTCTCAGAAACACCAATGCCGTCAGTGTTAGCAAGACAGTTGTTAAAAGTATTAAAAAGGCTTTGCTTTGAAGCAAGGGAGAGATAGGGAACTTCTTTTAAAGCCTCTGACAGGGCACCAACAATAGCCTCGTCACTTTCAAAAATCATGCTTGCAAGTTTTCTAATTGATGTATTATCGGCCCAAACAGTATCAAAGCTTCTTTTGGACTCTAAGAGTTCACGCTTGACAAGCTCTTGTCGGCAGATCATTTCATAGATAGACTCATTAACACCGTTCTTAAGAGTGTACTCATTTTGCTCTGAGAGATCTTCAAGAGTTAAACGAGGGAAGTTAAAAGCCTGAGAAACTGCATTTGAAAGATTTACTGCATTTCTAACTTCAGGAACAGTAATAATTTTATCTAAGTTTTCTTTCAAAAATTCTTGAAGCTGGGGAGTCACTTCAATTAGTTTTTGAAACTCAGAGGATTCTACAATATTTTCAATTCTAGAAAGCTTTTCACTTTGTTCCATGAGGCGGTTCTGAATAGATGAAAGCTTCAGTCTATTTTCCCAGAGAGATAAAACATCATCAAAGGAGCTATCGGCTGTGCCATATTCTCCGTAATGAACACTTTCCACGAAGGAATGAATCTTCTCATTTACAAACTTGTCAAACTCTGTGCCATCTTGAAAGACTTCTGCATCTTGAATTTTTACGTTCTTGATACTAATATCTTCACCAATCATAAAGCTGCCACTAATGACCTTGCCACTGTTGGTTACATAAGATACCTGAGAGTTGGAGCTATCAATTGAGAATAAGCTTACATTCTCACGGAGTGATCTTCCAATGCAATCACCTAGTTTTACTAGGTGCGTAATAGTTTTATCTCTTTCTTCAAATAAATTAGAAAACATTTTGTTTCTCCCTTTGTGTCCCCGAATTATATAGATTCTTCAGTATTAACAACTGTTTGCTTTTGCTGTTGTTTTTCGATGATTCGTTGCATGATCTCCTTTGTTTTTTCATCGTTGGTCGATTCTGCTACGAACTTAAGCGCATAGTCTACGCTCTCATTTGCCGTGGGAGGAGTATTTTCAGCGGACTCTTGCCCGCCAGCCTCCCCTGGCCCAGGACCCGCACCAGCGGCTCCTTGATCGTTTTGTTGTTCTTGGTCCA